TGCGTCTCGCACGACATCACCGGCCTAAAGGCCAAGCTCAACGCAGTCCGTCCGCAATACGCTTTCGTATTCGGCATCCTTCGCGATGGGCCGGTATCGCTCTCTTCAAACGAGCGGCACTTTGAACGGTCGGTCACGATCACGGTTCACGCCGCGCTTTTCGCAAGTTGACAATTTATCCAAATTACTATGCCAGCAACCGTCATCACATCATCCGTAGCGTCCGGCGTTGAGTTCGGACTTCTTCAAGAAACTGGGCTTTTGCTCAATTCATTTTCTCGCTCCGTCCAGAGCGATAAAGCAACCGTCATGGACGCTCTCGGTGACACCGTCGCCGTGGCTTACTTTAATAAAAGCGCAACGATCAGCCTTGATGGCGTCATCAATGGCGGAGTGGCTTACGAACTCGCCAACATCCTAACGCTCGCCAACGATACAACGTCCTACGGCGTTTCCGGTGGCGCAGTCATCGTCGATTCCGTTTCCGAAAAGACAGGTGCTGGAACATTCAAGTCGATCACCGTCTCCGCAACGCAGTACCCAGAGATCGTCTAACACCCTGGCTCATGCCGCTGGCTCCCCGGCTAAAGGGAGCCGCCTTTTTATATACGAACTAAAAACATGGACGCAAACAAGAAATTCTTTCACACGATCAACCTCAAAGCCGCTGTGGCACTCGCTACAATGGGCTTCAAGATGAACTTCCCACCGGTCACTCGACTGGTGCGAACAGACGGCAAAGAGTCAACGGAGTTTTGGTTCGAGGGCGAGAACGCAAAAGGCCAAGACGCATCACAAGTCTATCGCCAGATGACCAAAGAAGGCGACGAACTCGAAGCCACAGACCCAGAGAATCCGCTTTGCTACATCCGCGCCGCATTGGCGAACAGGGATGTCCTTGTGGACATCATCCGCAATACGCCGCGATTGATCGAGATCGAACACAACGGCAAGCGCATTGCCATTTCGGAAAATGCTTCGGACAAAACCAAGCAGGAAATGACCAGATTTTTAAAATAATTATATGAAAAAACCAACAGAACAGGAAAAATTAAAGGCTCAAAGGCTCGTTGATTTAATATGCGAAAATCAAGACCTAGTAAAAGACGACGAAATTCTCCGCATCCAAGCGATGGAAGACGGCCCGAAGATCGTGAACGGACGCATCCTGCGACCGATCACCGCTCTAACGATATCATGGATGCAACGCAACGAGGTCTTCAGCGGAACGATGGACTTGGTCTGGAAATCAGCCGCATTTGCATACCTGCACAGCGAGCCGTACAGCGCGATCCGATCGGTCGTCAATGATCGGAGCGCATTCATCAACGCTGTGGATTCGTGGATCGAAAACAACATGATCCACCACCTTGAAATATCGGCAATGACAGACGCCATGAATGCCGCTTTTGAGCTTTACAACGCATCAGCAACTCAATCAAAAGAAGGATCGGGGTCGGGAAACTAAATGGCCCCAACTGGCTTGCGGCTTACGTTTTCAGACTCGTCAAGCTGACCGGCTGGGGCTTCGCCCACATACTAGAAGAGCTTCCATTCGCCGTGGGCTTGCAACTTCTCCAGGCTGACGACTACGCAAACGGCATCCACCGCCCTTGGTCGCGCAACAACGCCAGCGTTGATGTTGACGCTTTCGCCACCATAGAGGCGACACTCGCAAAGTATGGCAAAGTTTAAATTTGAAAGCGTGAAGTTTGAGCAGATCATGGCGGACTACGCAGAGATACGTGAGGTCACGATTCCTGACGCCGTCTCGCTCAACGCTCGCCTTCTTTGCGTCGAGTTGGCGCGGCGGACGCAGCCGTTTGGGAATGACGAAACTGCCGGAACAACTCGCGTCAAAAACGACATCGGAAAAATTATCAAACCGCCAGTTCAGTTATTGGCGATGGCAAACAAGGTTGAAAATAAGAAAATTGCACAACGATTGAAGTCGCTGATAATGAATCAGAGATATGATGTTGTTGAGACTATCTTTCGAAACCTTGGCTTTTTAAATAAGTGGACGGGTCTTGAGTTTCTGGACAACAAGGGCGCGATAAAGACGCACCACCAAGACGCTCGCGTTAAGCCGACCGGAAGAACAAAGACAAGGGGAAGTAAGTTGTTTATTTCAAGCGGAAGTGAACTCAATACATATATCACGGAGATACAAAAGCGCGTCGGTATTTCAAAGGGCGGATGGGCGGAATGCGCAAGCCAACTCAAGAAGGTGAATAAGGGCGGACTTCTCACAGGGTTTCCGTCATGGGTTAAAAAAGCCACAAGAAACGGATCTGGATCAGTTCAAGACTTAACATCCAACATCAAAAGCCCGAAGGTGACTCTTACAAATAACGTGCCGTGGGTATCTCAGATTCTTCCAGCAAGTGAGCAACTCAACGCTCTCTCAGTCGTCTCAACTAAAATGCGGAATCAAATGAACATGATCCTAAAAAAGAGACAAAAAACCCTTGTAGAAACTTAATAAAATGGCCGACGTTACAGTAGAATTTGGAGCAACAGACACAGGACTTGAAAAGACACTCAAGGCCGTTCAAGACGAACTTACCCAGCTAAAAGGCAAGGTATCGAGCGGGGAGCTTTCCATGACCGAACTCGAAAGCACGATGAAGCGCGTCGGGCAAGTGACTTCGATGGAGAAAAATATCAAGGCCATCGGAGATCAGTCTGACGGAACGTCAAAGGACGTTAATGAAATGGGCAAAGCTATGGAAGAGACAGGGAAAAAAGGGGAAAGTGGATTTGCCAAAATCGTAGGCGCGGCGGCATTAGCAGGCGGAGCAGTTAAACTAGGTATGATGGCCGTTGACGCTGCTTTTGCGGCTGTTAGCGGAGCGTTTGAAGCGTTTGGCGAGTCGATCAATAAGGCCGCCGACTTTCAACAGCTTGAAACGAGTTTCAATGTGCTGATTGGAAATACGACGCTTGCAAAAACATTTTTAGAAGACCTAAGCAAATTCGCGGCATCAACTCCGTTCACGATCCCAGGTCTCGCGGACGCATCCAAAACATTGCTTGCATTTGGCGTCATGTCCTCAGAAGTCATTCCAATAGTTTCGATGCTCGGTGACGTTTCTCAAGGCAACGAAGATAAACTAAAATCACTAGCTTTGGCATTTGGAAAAGTAGAATCACAGGGCAAACTTACAGGCGAAGAACTCAATCAGATGATCGACTCTGGGTTCAACCCGTTAGAGCATATTTCCGAAAAAACAGGCAAGAGCATGGGAGAACTCCGAAAGGAGATGGAAAAGGGGTCAATCACTTCTGCGATGATCCGCGAAGCGTTTGTAGCCGCTACATCGGAGGGCGGAAAGTTTTTCGAGATGACAAAAAAGCAGGGAATGACATTCAACGGTGTCATGTCCACCATGCAGGACACCATCGATGATCTATACAGGAGATTTGGTCGGCCAATCATCGATGCGCTTACTCCGATAATACAGAAATGGTCAGATCGAATATCTGCAATCGCTCCGCTCTTTGATCTGATAGGACAGGCCGTTGGAAACACGATCACTTATTTTTCCGATTTAATTGATAAAGTATTTAACGTGGAGAAAGCCGTCGGCAATATCGGCAGCAGCATCTCGGCCATCTCCGGTGGAGAATATGCCGCTGGGATCGAAAACCTTTTTCTCTCCATGAAAGTGTGGGTCATGGAAACAGCGAATGAGATCTACAAGCATATGATTGCCGCATTTAAAACGGTCGCTGAATTTGCAGGGAGCATTTTTGATCCAAGCGGGGCACTAGGTAAAACCGTTGTGGATTCTTTTGAATACATCGGAACAAAAGCGGCTGTGACTATCATGCGGACTCTAGCTCAAGGTCTAGCAGGTTCCACATGGACATCGGGCATTGCGCTTAGTTTAAACCAAGCGGCAAATGAATCGAACATCGCCGCAAATAAAATTGCCGATAATTTTGCCGGGGCCGGAGGAAGAATTGCAGAACAATTTACCACCGCAGGAGCCGCATTGCCAAAATCATTTGCCGAAAACTATGGCGCAATTCCTCCTCTTTTCGACGACATCAAATCAACTCAAGATCAGATCGACGCGAATAATGCAAAGATCGCGGCCTCCACAAAAGAGATTGTCGTTAGCGATCAAGAAGCCGTCGCAGAAGCCAAGGCCTATTTTGACCAGTGGAAAAAATCTGAAGATCTAAAAAAGAAAGCAGCAGAAAAGGCGGCTGAAGATTTAAAAATCGAACAAGATAAAATTGCGCTAAAACAGGGCGAACTAAAATATCAACTTGAGTTAGCCCAGGCGCAAGCCGCTGGCGACTCGGAGCGCGTCAAATTCTTGCAGGAACAAAAGAAATATGCAGACGATGTTCAAAAAGCCTTGGCGGCAGGACTTGATCCAGAGCAAGCCGCTTTATTTGCGACCAACATGGCTATCGCCGCAAACAACTCCGCAAACATAAAGCAATACGATAAGGACGGAAATGAGTTGTTTTACAAGGCCGCAGAAAACGCAGAGAAATTGCATCTTAGCCTAAAATCGGCAACAGGCTTTGCCGACACTCTTTCAAATATGAAAGAGATTAAAGCATTGGATAAGGCGATGAACTCGGCAAAAGCCGCAAAAGATGAATTGAAGGCGATGGATCAATTGCTTGGAACTGATCTCGCTCGCAAGAGCTTTCCCGATCTAGTTAGAGAGCTTAACTTGGACAAAATTGGGCAGACTGGTGAGGAGCAAATACGAGCCGTTGTGACATATTTCAAAGGAGTAAGAGACAAACTTTCTGCAAATCCAATCGACTCAGCAAAAGGGCAAGAAGAAATCCAAAAAATAATCAAATTCTTGGGCGGAAATCCACTAACAGCAGACTTGGTTGTGAAATACCAAAAAGCGCAGGCGGAGACTAAATCGGCATTCGGCTCAATCCCCGCCACGCTTGACGCAGACAAGAGCGTTAAAGGTCTGCGCGACTCGGTCAAGGACGGCATCGAACTTGACGTGGCCGCGAAGTCGGGCGCAACCGGGTTGCTCGACGCAATTAAGACTGCTGTCGAAGCCATTAAAACAGCAGTTGAAAAAATCGAACCGAAATTGCCGATGGCAGTTGTAGGAGCATAAAGAGATGACCACATATCACGGAACCACAGATTTAATTTTAACCAAAAAAAACATCACTATTTTGCAAAGCGGAGTATTTAAGTGCAACGCGCAATACGTTTGTCGAAACACGGATTATTTAGAATTCATTGCCGCACTTTCTCGCGGAAATAGAATGCCGCAGTTGAATATATTTATAATCGGCGACGAAATTGGTATCGATATTGGCAGCAACGGCTTCACCACTTTTAATGTCACGGGATACGCTGAAAATACTGAGATAAACTAATTAAATCCGCTTGATAGAAAATAACAATGACACCTACAACACAATATTACGGAGCGGAAATTCAGAATGTTCAAGTTCAAGTTTATCGAGGATTATCTGTGAATAACGCAGTCCCGACATATACTTTATTTGTTTTTTCGCAAAAAGTTTTATCTCAAACCTTCACCGTAAAATACAGCCAAAGCGCAACAGCTCCAATCAAGCTGTCAGCGATTGACGTCGAACTGGACTACGAGCCAATACTCGTGCAGTTGGGGCAGGGAGGCCCGTCGGTCGAAGACCCTTACGAATACGTGAGGGGTGAATTTGGCACATTCTACACGTGGAACAACAATGATGCGTACAACCCAAATGGTTTATTGAAAACAAAAGCGATTAGCAACGTGACGAGTTCGATTGCAGGAAATTTAATGGAAGTGACGTGCGTTTATTCGCTGATTTTATCTACTCCAACCGTGTCGATCACGGGCACGGCAACACAATAATGTCAGTCCCACACACAATTCCATCGTCGCCGAATACAAAACCGATATCGGCGTCACAGCTAAACGAGAATTTCGTTTACCTCGATTCCAGCAGAGGCATCGAAGTTCCTGCACCACCGCCCGATCCGACGGCTGTTTTTGTGCTTGCAAGTCGCGGCGGATTTTTGTTCTGGGTTGCCACCGAGGA